TGCAGTTGCAAGACAACTCAATGAGTTTGTAAACGAGAAGTAATCTCATGGGGTCGTAAGACCCCAATTGCATAAATAGTATTATGGCATACAAATCAGACATCAATAAATCGATACTAAACAGAAATAACTTTAGACTTTTAATAGATAAAGTGCCTACTGTTGAATACTATGTGAGAACAGTTAACATACCAGGTGTTACTTTTTCAGAGGCACAACAGGCGGCTGGTATTGGTGTTGATGCATTTTTTCCAGGTGATAAAGCATCATTTGACACACTTGAAGTATCATTTATAGTTGACGAAGACTTAGCAAACTTTACAGAGATATACGACTGGATAGATTCTATCGTGCCGATAAGTAATTCTAAAAACTTTGAAACATATACAGATACAGCAAAAACTAAAACAAATGTTCTAGCATCTGTAAACAATGACCAAAATCAATATTCAGATATAACTCTAGTAATCAATACAAACAAAAATATACCTAATAGATTCATAAGATTTCATGATGCATTTCCTATATCTTTAAGTAGTATAGAATTAGAATCAGGCGCTGATGCAGAACCAGCCATATGCACAGTATCATTTAGATTTACATTTTACGAGATAAAAACTACTTCATAAATACTAAAAAGTATAGTATAATTATAGTATGACATTGGATGAAATAAAAGACATGTGGTCGAAAGACTGCGAAATAGATGATATAGAACTAGACAAATCTAGTCTAGATGTTCCCAAACTACACGCAAAATATTCAGAACTATTAACTGATAATATACTGAAACTAAAAGGTGTTCAGATGAAATATCAGATGATGAGAAAAGATAAATGGTTATGGTTCAATGGTAAAATGGATGAAGCGAGAGTAAAAGAATTAGGGTGGTCAGATGACCCATTTGATGGTCTAAAAATACTAAAAAATGATATGGAAGTATTTTACAATTCAGACCAAGATTTAACAAAACTAAAAGCACAAATAGATTATTTACAAGAAACAGTAGAGTATGTCAAAAGATGTATGGATAATATTACATGGCGACATCAAACAATTAAAAACACAATAGAATGGCGTAAGTTTATGGCAGGTCAATAATGATACTATCTCAATATTGTATTATATACAGAAAGTTTTTTACTGAACACGAGTGTGATTTAATTCATGCAGTTGCAGAAACAAGAGAACTACAAGAGGGTCTCATAGGTAATACTGAAACAGACCCCGATGCACCAACTGAAAGTGAGGGTGTGAATGATAACTTCATAAGACAATCAGATGTCAGATGGATAGAACATGATATCATGCCACAAGAAATTCAACAAAAGATAACAGATGGTGTCAATCAAGCGTGTGTAGACGGCAGATGGTTACATCAATGGGACTTTATAGAGAATCATCAGTATACTGTATACAATCATAGACCAGATGCACAAGTAACAGGTGATTTCTATACATGGCATGTAGATGCATCAGATCAACCACAACCAAATGGTAAGATTAGAAAGTTAAGTTCTACAATACAACTCTCAGAACCAGACGATTATGAGGGTGGACATTTTCAATGGATAGAACCAACTGGTATATTTGATAAACTAAAAACAACAGGCACACAAAATATAAATGTAGATAAGTTTATTCAAACAGCACCGTTTAGTGCAAAAGAGAGAGGTTCTTTTATTATCTTTCCTTCTTTTGTGCATCATCAAGTTACACCAGTGACGACAGGAAGGAGAGTATCGTTAGTAAGTTGGTATCACGGCAACCCTTATGTCTAGTGTCAGAGTAGAAAAGATAAACGAAGTCTTTATGAAAGTTCATTGTGATGATGGACTTGCAAGAGATTTATATGATTTCTTTTCGTTTACAGTTCCAAATGCAAAATTCATGCCGTCAGTTAAGAATAGATATTGGGACGGCAAAGTTAGATTATTTTCTTTAAAAACAAATAGAATATACATTGGTCTTTTACCATATGTAGATACATTTTGTAGAGAAAGAGGTTATGATTTTGAAGGCATCAATGATGTCATAGGTGAAAAAACAGATATCAGATTTGACTTGTTAAAGTATTGTATGAAAGAATACAAACTGCCTTTTGAACCTAGAGATTATCAAATAGAAGCCGTTGAGTCTACAATCAAATATGGCAGACAATTATTGTTATCGCCAACAGCATCAGGTAAATCATTAATAATATATCTGTTATTGAGATGGTATAATAAAAAATCAGTAGTAATAGTTCCTACAACATCTCTTGTAGAACAAATGACAAAAGATTTTAAAGAGTATGGTTATGATAAAGAAATATGTAAGATTTATAGTGGTCAACCTGTGTTTGATTCAGACATTACGATTACAACTTGGCAGAGCTTTAGTAAGGCGCCTAAAGATGTCATGCAATCGTTTGATGTCGTAGTGGGTGACGAAGCACATCTATTCAAAGCGACAACACTAAAAGGTATCTTAGAGAAGATGAAAGATACTGCAATCAGAATAGGAACTACAGGAACTTTAGACGGTTCAGAAGTTCATAGATTACAACTTGAAGGACTATTTGGTCCTGTTAAGAAAGTAGTATCTTCGAAAGAACTTATGGACAAAGGAACAATTGCAAATATAGACATAGATTGTATCATATTAAAACATGAAAAGTGTCATACAATGTCATACCAAGAAGAAATGGATTATCTTGTTTCTAATGAGAAACGAAATCATTTTATAGTGAATCTAGTAAAGAGTTTAAAAGGTAATACACTTGTATTGTTTCAATATGTAGAAAAACATGGAGAAGTATTATATGATATGATGTTTAATACAGATATGGGTGGTAATCTACATTATGTTTATGGTGGCACAGATACAGAAGATAGAGAAGTAGTTAGAGAGATCGTAGAAAAAAACAAAGAAGATACCATACTTGCATCATACGGAACATTCTCTACTGGTGTCAATATTAAAAAGATTGATAACATTGTATTTGCAAGTCCTTCAAAATCTAGAATCAGAAACTTACAATCAATAGGTCGTGGTCTTCGTAAGACAGAGGGTAAAGAAAGTATGAGACTTTTTGATATTGCAGATGATTTACAATGTGAAAACTATACTTTAAATCACTTAAAAGAAAGGATAAATATTTACAACGAGGAGAATTTTCCATATAACATTCAACAATTTGATTTAAAATGACAACACCAAAAGACATAATACCTACAAGATACGAAGTTGTAAAACTCAAAACTGGTGTTGAGATTGTAGGTATGACTAGAGACATGGGAGATAGAGTGGAGATTACACTGCCTATGATATGTCAACTCAGTTTAATTCCTGGCACCCCTAGAACTCAGGCAACATTTCACCCTTACTCAGCATTGAGTAGTGATATGAAAGTTCAAATACCATTAGATAGTGTCATGCATAGAAACAACATGAATGAACAATTTATATCTCATTATGATGATGCATCTTCTAGATGGTTTGATATGATAGAGAACAAAACTATTCCTCTTGCAACAGAAGAAGACAAGAGATATGAAGATATAATGAAAAGAACTTTACATAGACTCATCAGAAATCCTGATATCACACCTTTAGATCAAGATATGGTTGATGATATTATAGAAGAAGAACTGTTTGATTACGAAGAAGAAGAATTCAAATTAGCCTCACCACCAAAAGATAAAAATAAATTACATTAATTTCCTTTTAAGCATTTACATTTACTAAATAACAGTGTATAATTATTAGTAATAATACATTATAATTTTTTAATATAACGGAGAAACATGACGACAGCAATTTTAGGAGTTGCGAAGAGCATGTTGGCGAGATTCGAAATCCTAATAGAAACAGCGATTATATCAAGTCTTATAGAAGGCCTAGAGTTTATAACAATACTGACTCTTCCATTACTTATACCATTTATAATTATGTATCTATCGACAGTATAGAGAATTGTTGTGGCATAAAAGGAATTATGACACAAGAAGAATTACAAGAAAAACTAGAACTAGCTTGTCTAGTTTCAATCTTTTGCCTATCATTATTTGGAGTTAGTCCTTCATTGTGATAAGATATTTTTTATATTACATGTTAATGGCAGGTGTAGTATGGGATAGTAATCCCAATGGTGCATTACGGGCTATAAAAGAAATGGAAAAATCAAAACAGGTCATTGAAGGAAAGAAAGATGAGTGAACACAAAATTTTAGATTCTTGGAAAAGAGACACAAATGTCACTAAATATATCAACACAGGTTACGAACAACAACTAGAATTGCAACTTAACAAAACTAGAGATGCGACACCAGAAGAAGTTAGAGAATGGCAGAATGGTGGTGATTTTTTTATGACTGGTAATTTTGATGTTATGAAAATGTTTGTCGTTTTTCCGACAATTGTTCAATTAGTTATGATAGGATTCATGTTCTCGATCTTTATATTCAACGATGGTTACTTTAATTAATATGAGATATTTAATATTTGGATTAATAGTATTACCATGGGAAGTTGCAATATTTCTATTATTGGGATTATTAATATGATCCTGACCCTGGCAACATAGTTATGATATCATATGATTTCAAATCTCAAAAGGGCTTTTTTCTAAAAAATTAAAAAAAATAAATACAAAAAACCACTTTAGGAATCAGTAGTTTTGTAGTATTATCCTTATATGG